AACCTCCGGGGAGCCGACCTCGGCTACGCCAACCTCACCGACGCCAACCTCGGCCCCGCCAACCTCCGCAACGCCAACCTCCGCGAAGCCGACCTCATCGACGCCAACCTCCGCGGAGCCAACCTCGAAGGAGCCGACCTCACCGACGCCAACCTCGAACGAGCCGACCTCATCGACGCCAACCTCGAAGGAGCCGACCTCACCGACGCCAACCTCGAAGGAGCCGACCTCACCGACGCCAACCTCGAGCCCGAAGACGCCAAACTGACCCAGGCGCTCGGGCGAATGACGCGTTCTGTCTCAAAGCTCAAGAAACATCCGCTGAAGGCTGGAGCCTTCAAGAAGCTGTTCCCAAACGAGTTTGAAAAGGTGAAGTCTTTCTCGCAGGGCAAGGACTTCACGCCCGAACTGCTAGAGCAACTCATCAAGAAGCATGGGTTTTACTGGTCAGTGATGCCTGGGAAGTATCAAAATTCCGCACAGCGAGTGTGCTCGAACGCCAATGATGTGCTGATGCTATGTGTAGACATAAGCGATCCTGTGTACTCAGACGCAGACAGACGCCTCTTTGGATCCGTGAAAGAGATTTCCGTGCGTAGCGGCCACCCTGTGGCCAAAAAATCAAGCTTGTTCACGGTCGGTTGGGTGCGGTACTGCGAATTTGATGACCGCATCTTGATCGAAGAGGTCCAAAGCGACGTCGGTGGCGTCAGGAAGGGGCTCAAGGACGAAGACTTCGTTTCGCAGCTTGCAGGGGCCGGGGTCAGTGCTGAAGACTTGGACCGATCCATGGCCTTGATGCAGCCGTTCTCGGATCGGTTTTACGAAGACGCAATCGGCCTCATCTTCGACATGGCCGAGGAGCAGGGCAAGAAGGTCGAGATGCTCGACTACGAGCAGAAGAAACAGTTCGGCTCGCCAAAGAGCGTCTATTCTGACCTGCCCAAGTCGATGGGGATGAAGCTCGGCCCGTCCGAGGCCATGCCGGAGATCGGCCAAGTGTGGACGTACACGCCAAATAGGAAGCGGCGGCGTCTCGCTCTGCCGCGAGTGACTCGATGAGCTTTCCCGATCTTGTTATTTGGGCGGGTCCCGTCAACGGAGCCCAGGTGCCTGGTGCGACTGTGCCTGGGGCTGTGCAGAAGTTTTTCCCTTGCACGGGGGACGGGAAACCACCCGCGCCGAAATGTGGCAATCTTGCGACGTTGTCCGGCGGCAGAGTCCTTCCTGGGATATTGGCGCGGCTGAATCTCAGCGAAGCCTCGGTGGGCAACATCTACCTCGGGGCGTTCAGCGCGGGTGGACATCTCTGGAAGCGTATGCTCATGTCGCCGGAGGACCGCGCTCGGATAACAGGCGTCATGCTGCACGACGCCGCCTACGAGGCGTTCCCATCAAAGAACCCTCAACCGGTCCAGGGCTTCGTGGAGTTCGGCGTAGACGCATCGAAGGATCCGTCGAAGTTCCTGCTCATGACGGGATCGGTGGGTCAGAACCCTTCGGTGGAGCAACCTGGGGTCGTCTATCAGTCCGGCGCTGAAACGATGCGCGCTACCATCGCCGCTATCAACCAGCGAACCGGCGGGGCCATCCAAGAGGCGGGGACACTTGCCGATGGCCTTCCGCCTCCCACGCGGCTTTGGACTGGCGGCAAGAACATGGTTTTTGCTCAGTACGACAATGTCGGTCATGGCGCTCAAGCGGGCATGGCTCCGGTCTTCTGGAAGAACCTGCTCCAGCCGTGGATTGCTCGCAGCGACAAGTCACCCATAGGTGAAGAAGACGAGTCTTTCTTTGGCACCTATGGGGGGCTTGTCGCAATCTTTGGTGTCAGCGTAGGCGTTGGCTGGTACCTCAAGAAGAGGTTTGGAAAACCGACGGCTCGTGGGAGATAAGGCATGTCCAAGTACGATTCGCTGATAGGTCAACCTGGACTCGAACGCACGAGCCAGGCATTTCGCAGGGCGCTGGTGGCGGCGGCGCAGGAGATAGGAACGGAGCCGGATTATCTGGCGACGGTGATCGCTTTTGAGAGTGGCGGCACGTTCGACTCTGCTGTGCGCAATCCGCTGTCGGCTTGCGTCGGGTTGATTCAGTTCTGCGGGCCTGCCGCGATAGCCGCGGCCTCGCGCGCGGGCCATTCGATGAGCAAGGGGGATGCGCAGTCGTGGCTCGCGGCGATGACGCCAGAGGAGCAGTTGCTGCACGTCGTCCGATACTTCCTTGTGAGGTCCAAGGGGAAGCGCGATCTCACGCTTGAGCAGACTTACCTGCTGGTGTTTGCTCCGGCGCACGCCTTCAAGGATTTGGGTGCCGCGGCCTATTCGAGGGGAACCCGCGAATACACCCAGAACGAGAAGATGGACCTTGACAACGACGGTCGCATCACGGTGGGTGATATTTCTAAAAAGATTCGATCCAAGTACGATGCAGCCACATCTCGCCCGCGGGTGCCCGTCGAAGGCGGGTCGGCTGACGTGGCCGACCTGGCGACAGCGGGCGTCGGTGGCTCCACGTCCGGCAAGTACCTCGCAATCGTGGCAGGAACGACGCTTGGCTACTATGTCATTTCTCAGTATGTTGGCAAGCGTCGGGCATGAACATGAGCAAGTACCTAGAAAACAAGCTGGTTGGTGGATACGACCCGAACGACCCCACGAACGACCTGCCGTTCTCGGACACGATCATTCTCCCGCGCGATAAGAAACCTGAGAAGAAGGGGTATCTCGCCGTCCTGACGCGCCTGGGCGCGAAGCCCGTACCGGAGGAGGACTTTCCAAAGGACGCTGCCAAGAGCTGGATGAGCATTCAGCGCAACATGTCGCTTCCAGGCATCGGCGACCCCGACGCGCCCACCGTCCGCGACGAAGCTGAGAAGTTGCTCAAGAATCGCGACATCGTCATCTACGTGAACCAGAAGCACAACGACTCGGTTCGCATCGCGGTGTTTCCGGCCATCACCAACGCCGAGGTCTACGACGTCTTCGTGCGAGCCGGGTACCCCGACATAAAAAAGCCTAAGCACCCAGGCAAAGCGGCCATCAACAACGTCACTGCCCTGACCGAGACGACCAAGATGGGTTGCTACTCGTGGAACCTGCCCGCAGGGCCAGCAAAGCTCGGTGGCACCTGTCCCGCGTCTGGCCTCGGCTTCATGTACTCAACCCGCAACGAACTCGAACGCACCCAGAGCGCCCTTCGGGACCCGGAGACGGTCATCCGGCCGCTGAGTTTCATTTGCAACGGCTGCTACGCGCTGAAGGCCGCATACGGCAATCCATCGAACATCTTTTTTATGGCCCTGAAGATGATCGTGACGCAGCGGCTTCTCAGAATTGAGGCAGCGCGAGAGCGGGGCTCGGACAAGCGCGAGCCCCGTTTTCACTTCGCGAGTGCAGAGGTATTTGACGCCGCGGAGGAAAAATTCGGCAAGAAACGCCTTACTTCGGAAGTGCTTGGCCTCGCCTACGCAGACGGGATGCTTTCGCCCGTCGATTTCGGCTTCGACCACTTCATGCGCATGGCCATTGAACGGAGTCGCGCTCGCGTGCGCGTCCGGCGCGCAAAGCTCAAGCATTTTGGTTACACGGCCATTGAGTATGAAGCGACGGAGCGGAACGTGAACCTCGTCGAAGTTCGCGACGAGGCAATAAAACTCATGGACGTCGTCGAGGACAAAACGACGAAGCCGCCCATGCGCAAGAAGGCGCAGGACAAGCTCGCCACGCTTTTCAAAAATACTCGCCTCACCGAAGCCGACATTCTTGCACCTGTTGGCAAGGGCAAGCGCAAGCGCGACGTTTGGGAACTTCCCGACCCCGACTACTTCCGAATCCACGACGCTGGCGACTTCTTCAACGATTCTTATTTCAACTCGTGGATGAAGGTCTGCTCGTCGCTCCCCGATGTGTGGTTCTGGGCACCGACGCGCGTGTGGGCGTTTCGTGGCAGCCTCTCCGACGGAACTCGTCGAGATGAGGACGCGCTCTCGATGGTGCCGAAGAACTTGGCGCTGCGCCCGAGCACGCTTCACTTCCGAGACGAAGCTCCCACGGCGGCTTACCTCGACTCGCTTGGCTTACCGAAGTACCAACCTGACATTGGCAATGGCCTATCGGCAGCAAGCGGCTCGGCACCCAAAATTCCAACTGCGACCGACTGGAAGTGCCCGGCCTACGAGCATTGGTCGAAGAAAGGTGGCGCGATAAGGCTTGATTCCAAGACCGGGAAGCCGGTAGGAGGCACATGTGCCACCGCGCGCGGGCCGAATGGGGAAGAGGGGTGCCGCGCGTGCTGGCGATACAACGACACCGTCGTGTTTTACTCGGAGCACTGAGCAGCGATGAGCCAAGAACTGAACCGACTCGCGAACCAGTTTTTCTATCAGTCCGACTTCGTTCCGAACCCGGAGCCGATTATCGAGGTACTCGATGCGCGCGCCCTCTTAAGCGACTTCCTCATCGAGTACCAAGCTGGGGGGGGCAACGTCAGCCATTTTTCCGAGGAGGACTGGAGCGAACTGCTGTCTGAGCGTTTCGACATCGACGAAGACGACATGGGCGATTACATCGAGATTCTCGCGCGGTGGGGCGTCGTCGATAACCCCGAGTGACTCGGATCTGGTCGCTCCTCTCGACGCTTGCGCTCTTGCCGGCGACGGTGCTCTTGCTTCACCGCGGACGCGCTTTCGGCTGGGTCTACCTCGCGGCCTTTTTCGTCACGCTCGGCTACCACGCGAGCGAGGAGACGGAGTTCGTGCGGCTCGACCATGCGCTCGCGTATGCCGTGATCGCGAGCAACACGACGATGGTCTTGCGGACCCACTCACCCGCATTCGCGCTTGCTGGCGTGGGCGGGGTTCTCTTGGCCCTCCTGGCCTACTTCGATGCGCGGCGCAATCCCGAACGCTACGACCGCTCGCATGCGGCGTGGCACGTCCTCTCGGGTGCGGCGGGTTGGTGTTTTGCGCGAGGTTACTCTTGACTTATTCCTAGACTTTGAGCGAGTCTCGCGCAGATGGGGATGGCGCAACTTGACGGCCCGAAATTGGGCGACCGCGTGGTCAATCGCGCGGGCGAGGCCCGGTTCGTGCGGTGGCGCAACGGCGACCGTGTCGGCCTGGGTCGCGATGCTGAACAGCGAGGCAACTACGAGTTCTGTCTCGTCTCCGAGCTTTGCACCCCGAGTGAACCCGTCGCGCGCGTCCTCAGTGACCGCGCCGTTCCTCCGGGGGCTTACCCCCACCAGGGCGAAGGGATCCGCTGGCTGGATGCTACGAAATTTGCGCTGCTGGCGGACGAGCCGGGGCTCGGCAAAACGATGCAGGCGGCTGTTGCGGCGGACGCTCGCGTCGTCGTCGTGTGCCCCGCCGCAATGCGGATCGAGTGGCAGCGCGAACTCGGTCACTGGCGACCTGAGTGGGCATCTTACGTCGTCCGAGGCACCAAGCGCATCGACATCGAGCAGCTCCAACAACAGCACGCCATCATCATCAACTACGACATTTTGGCGCATCACGTCGAAGACCTCGTGTCGCTCGGGCTCGAAACGCTCATTGTGGACGAAGCGCATCTTGGCAAAACGCTGGAGCGCACGCCGGGCGGCAGGCTATCTGGCTCGAAGCGCGCTGTGGCCGTGGCGCAGCTTGCGGGAGCCGCAAAGTCGAAGGCATTTTTCCTCTCGGGGACGCCGCTCGAGAACCGCCCCATCGAGCTGTGGCCGATTCTCTACATGACAAGCCCGGAGGCGTGGAAGGACTACGTCGCCTACGGTCGCCGCTACTGCGCCGGCAAGATGGTGAAAATCCCCAATCGGCCAGGCATGAAGTGGGATTTCAGCGGCAAATCGAATCAGCGCGAGCTTCACGAGCGGCTGAAGCCGGTCATGCTCAGGCGCACGAAGGACATTCTCGATCTGCCGCCGAAGATGCGACAGACGATCTTTGTGCCCCTCGATGCGGCGACCGAGCGCGAGTACGCCGCAGCCATGCGGGACTTCGAGGCATGGGTATTGGAGGAGGGGGGCGTGCGCGCGGTCATGGCGCACCGGGCAGCCCCGGCTGTCACGCGCCTCACGGCGCTGCGCCAGTTGGCGGCGCGTGGGAAGCTCGAGGCGGCGCTAGACTGGGTGGTGACGCATGCGGAGGGCACAGGCCGCCCCCTCGTCGTCATGGCGCATCATCGCGCGGTGACGGACGGGCTCGCGACGAAACTCTCCGAGATGACGTTCCGCGACCCGAGCGGCGGGCCTGCGCGCGCTTTCCGGGTCGGTCGCATCATCGGTGGCGTGAGCGACTCGAAGCGCACGGCCGACAAAGATGCGTTTCAGGCTGGACAACTCGACGTCATCGTTTGCTCGATTCAGGCGGCGGGCGTTGGCCTTACGCTCACGCGGGCCAGCGAGACGCTCTTTGTCGAGCGACCGCTCAAGCCCTCGCTAGCGGTCCAAGCCGAGGACCGAATCCATCGTATTTCTCAGCAGAATCGCTGCACGATAACCTACCTCGACGCGGCAGGCACCATTGACCAGTGGGTCCGCGAGCTACTCGCCGACAAGACCGCGACGGCGGCGGGCGTCATCGACGGCGTCGATCTTGACGACCCCGCTGCGGAGGCGTTTGTGCTCGGGCGTGTCCTCGGGCTCCGCGACCCGGTCGAAAATTACGCCACGGGGCAGCGTTTTCTGTCCGTCAACCAATAGCAACAGGCAAAAAGCAATGACAAGCAATGGGCTCAAGGTTCGGCCCCGCTCAGGGCACGAAGAGGCACAAAGAGTGAGCCTGAGCGAGGCCCAACGCGCCGCCGTCGAGCACAGTGAGGGGCCGCTGCTCATCAACGCGACGGCAGGTAGCGGCAAGACTCGGGTCATCACCCAAAGGGCGGCAAAGCTCATTGAGAGGGGGGTGGACCCGGACTCGATCCTCCTCGTCACGTTCACGAACAAAGCTGCCTCCGAGATGACCTCTCGCCTTGGCAATTTGGTGGACTTTGAGACGGCGAAACGCATTCACTGCGGCACGTTTCACGGCATTTGCGTCAGGCTCCTGAAGCAGTTCGAGGGGGACGCCGAGCGCGAGGGCAGGCCCCGCGATTTCACCATCTACGATCAGAGCGACGCCGAAGCGATCGTGAAGGCGGCGACGAGCGAACTCGGTATCGATCCCAAGGTAGTGAAGCCTGGTGACGTTCACCAGCGCATCAGCCGCGCGAAAAGCGACGGC